TCAGAGAAGAACCTGTGATGAAAAGAATAAAGCCGTAAGGCTTGTGCCGAAAACACAGCTTTTAGCAGTAAAGGCATTGCTTGAAGAACGGGGATATGACTTAAACGGATATAAGACGGAGTGACCGTCTTTTTTATTGGAGGTGATGAAAATGAAGGATTTTTGGAATGTAATTCAGCTGATATTCTCCGCTTTGGGAGGGTGGCTTGGGTACTTCCTCGGTGGCTGTGACGGTCTGCTTTACACATTGCTTGCATTTACGGCAATGGACTACATCACAGGCATTATGTGTGCGGTAAATGACCATACGCTTTCCAGTGAAGTCGGTTTCCGTGGCATCTGCCGCAAAGTGTTGATTTTTATGTTGGTGGGCATTGCAAATATACTGGATGCAGATGTTGTCGGGACAGGCAGTGTTTTGAGAACAGCGGTGATTTTCTTTTATATTTCCAATGAAGGTGTCAGCCTTCTGGAAAATGCCGCACATCTCGGTCTGCCTGTGCCGGAGAAAATAAAGATGGTGTTGGAACAACTCCATGACAGAGCGAAAAAGGAGGAGAAGTAAAATGGCTTACACCAATAGTTCTCTGGTATCCTATACCAAGCTTAGTCCAAATCATTCAGGACATAGAACACATTCCATCGACAGAATTACACCCCACTGCGTAGTGGGTCAGTGTTCTGTGGAAACTTTAGGAAATATCTTTACACCGACTTCCAGACAAGCAAGTTGCAACTATGGCATCGGACCCGATGGAAGAGTCGGAATGTATGTGGAAGAAAAGAATCGTTCTTGGTGCTCATCTTCCAATGCAAACGACCAAAGAGCCGTCACAATTGAATGTGCATCCGATACGAAACATCCATATACTATGAACAGCACTGTGTACGCAACTCTTATTAAGCTCTGCGTGGATATCTGCAAGCGTAACGGTAAGAAGAAGCTCTTATGGTTTGCCAATAAGGACAAGACCTTAAATTATGCACCGAAGTCTGATGAGATGGTACTTACAGTTCACAGATGGTTTGCCAATAAGTCCTGTCCGGGTGACTGGCTCTATGCCAGACTTGGAGATTTGGCTGCGAAGGTTACCGCAGAGCTTTCCGGAACTACTTCTGGTAGCGGCAGCACTGCTCCTACCACTCAGATGTACCGTGTACGCAAGTCTTGGTCTGATGCCAAGAGTCAGATTGGAGCTTATAAGGTACTGGACAATGCCAAGAAAAAGGTAGACGAGAATTCTGGGTACAAGGTTTTTGATTCCTCTGGAAATGTTGTCTACCCGGCAGCATCCACACCGGCACCCACTCCTTCCAAGGATACTTCCTATAAGGTTCAGGTCAGCATCGTCAATCTGAATATCCGTAAGGGTCCGGGCACCAACTACGACAGAACCGGTCAGTTCACTGGCAAGGGCATCTTTACCATTGTTCAGGAGTCCAAGGGAGCAGGCGCTACTCTTTGGGGCAAGCTCAAATCCGGAGCTGGATGGATTTCTCTGGACTTTGCAAAGAAGTTATAAGACACACCTTTTCACAGGGTCTGTGAGAGTTTTCTCCTGCAGGCCTTCTTTTTTTATTTTTGATGGCTCAAAAGCTCACTTCACCTCCATTGGATAGTGGAGGCAGATAATTTTATCTTTTTTCGGCCAAACCGCTATCTCGCCTCCATTTAGTAGTGAGGAACTTCCTCAGATTGGAGGCAATTATGCAAGAGAATATCACAACATCAATTCCGGTTTCTGCTGCTCCTAAGCCCATCCAGCAGGCCGATATCGAACAGGATTATAACTTCTTTCAGGCGCAGAAAGTGGCTGAAAACATGCTGGAGCTTGGACTTATTTCCTTGTCAGAGTTCAACAAATTATCTCTGAAAAATCGAGAGACATTCTCTCCATTTTGGGTGGAGATTATGCCCGAAATCCGTTGATATATAAGGCTTTCAGAGCTAATATGTGACACTAACGAAGGGAGGTGAACTACCGTGAAGAAGGTAACAAAAATCGAAGGTGTACAAAATAATAGCACCCAAAAGAAAAAACTCAGAGTCGCTGCCTACTGCCGTGTTTCAACAGGCAGTGATGCTCAGCTGGAAAGTCTGGAAGCACAGAAAACCCATTATGAGCGATACATCAATTCCCGTGAAGATTGGCAGTTCGCCGGCCTCTACTTCGATGAAGGTATCACAGGCACAAAAGCTGAGAAGCGTCCGGAGCTACTTCGCCTGATTTCGGATTGTGAATCAAAGAAAATTGACTTTGTTATCACCAAATCCATCAGCCGCTTTTCTCGAAACACGACCGACTGCTTGGCACTTGTAAGAAAACTGCAGAGTTTAGATATTCCGCTTTTCTTTGAAAAGGAAAATATAAACACCGGTTCAATGGAAAGCGAGCTCTTCCTTGCCATTCTCAGTAGTATGGCTGAAGGTGAATCCACTTCCATTTCCGAAAACGCCAAGTGGTCCATTAAGCGCCGCTTCCAGAACGGAACCTTCAAGCTCAGCTATACACCTTACGGCTACGATTGGAATGGCGAGAACATAGTCGTCAATCCAGAGCAGGCCGAAATTGTAAAAAAGATATTTGCTGATGTCCTTTCCGGCAAAGGAACTCAGGCTATCGCCGATGAGCTAAATGCAGATGGTATTGCGTCCAAGAAAAACAGCAAATGGACCGCTACTACCATTCGAGCCATCCTTGCCAACGAGAAATATACTGGTGACGTTATTTTTCAAAAGACCTATACCGATGAGAACTTCAATCGTCACATCAATTACGGTGAGGTTGACCAGTACATGGCTCCAGACCACCATGAAGCGATTATCAGCCACGCAGACTTTGATACAGCAAATGCGCTGGTATCACAGCGTGCCCTTGAGAAAGGTGTCAAAAAAGGTAGTGACAAATACCAAAAGCGATATGCTTTTTCAGGAAAGATAATCTGCGGAGAATGTGGCGACACCTTTAAGCGAAGGATTCATACCTGCACTACTTACAAGTATGTCGCATGGGCCTGCAACACCCATTTGAAGGATAAGTCCACCTGCCATATGAAGTATATAAGAGACGATGATATAAAAGCTACATTTGTAACGATGCTGAATAAGCTTATCTACGGGCATCGCTTAATACTTGTTCCCTATCTGAAAGCACTTGAAAATTCCTCTGGTGACGAAGCTGTCCAGCGCATCCAGCATTTGGAACGGCTTCTGGAACAAAACAGCGAGCAGCGAGAAACCCTGACAAAGCTGATGGCACAAGGCTATATTGACCAGATTTTATACAATCAGGAGACAAATGCCCTCCTCCTGCAGGCAGAGACTTACCGCTCTGATATTGAAGCTATCACCATCTGCATGACCGGTGACACGGCAAAGGTTACGGAAACAAACCTATTGCTCCACTTTGTGTCTCATGCCGAAATGTTAACAGCCTACAGTGAGGAGCTTTTTGAAAGCTACGCAGACCACATTGAGATTACCGGAAGAAATGAAATCAAGTTTGTGATGAAATGTGGACTGACATTCACAGAAAGGATTGGTGATTAGATGGGCCATACACCCTTTGGCTATCGGATAGAAAACGGTACTGCCGTCATTGACAAGCCTGCTGCCGTAAAACTCCGACAGCTCTATAAGAATTATTTGCGTGGTATGTCCTTATCGAAGGCAGCTGCAGAAGCCGGAATTCCAACCTATCATGGAACCGCTAAGCGATTGATGGAAACAGCCCATTATCTTGGTGATGACTTCTACCCAGCTATCATTGATAAGGATACTTACCAGAAAGCGCAAGAAGAGCGTATACGCCGGGCCACCATGCTCGGTCGGAATAATAAGAAAACACAAATGAGGGAAATACAGATACCTACCCACTTTTATATGAAAGACGGTGTTGCCTTACATGATAACCCCGTCAGACAAGCGGAATACCTGTACAGCCTCATAGAAAGTGAGAGTCAATAATGGGAAATGTAATGCTGATTCCTGCGAGACGCCAAGTTGGAAGTAACGCTCGCAAGAAGGAAGAAGAAAAACCGAAGCTCCGAGTCGCAGCGTACTGCCGTGTCAGTACAGACAGCGATGAGCAGGCTACCAGCTATGAAGCTCAGGTAGAACACTATACAGAATATATTCAGAAGAACCCGGATTGGGAATTCACCGGAATCTATGCCGATGACGGTATATCCGGTACCAACACCAAAAAGCGTGAAGAATTCAATCGTATGATTGATGACTGCAAGGATGGTAAAATTGATATGATTATTACCAAGTCTATCAGCCGATTTGCCCGAAACACTCTGGACTGTCTGAAATATATCAGAGAACTCAAGGACATGAATATTCCGGTCATATTCGAAAAGGAGTCCATAAACACGATGGATGCCAAAGGAGAAATCCTAATCACCATCATGGCATCACTGGCCCAACAGGAATCACAATCCTTGAGCCAGAATGTAAAGATGGGCATCCAGTTCCGCTATCAGCAAGGAAAAGTTCAAATCAATCATAACCGCTTCCTCGGTTACACAAAGGATGCGGACGGCAACCTTGTCATCGACCCGGAACAAGCGGAAATTGTAAAGCGCATTTATCGAGAATACTTAGAAGGCCTCAGCATGGATAAGATTGCAGCCGGTCTGGAGCGTGATGGCATTCTCACCGGAGCAGGCAAAGCTAAGTGGCATACCAGCACCATCAACAAGATTCTCCGAAATGAGAAATACATCGGTGATGCTCTTCTCCAGAAGACTTACACCACCGACTTCTTGAATAAAACCAGAGTTAAGAACAACGGCCTCATGCCTCAGTACTATGTGGAAGGTAACCACGAAGCCATTATTCCGAAGGAAATCTACCTGCAGGTTCAGGAAGAACTGGTCCGCAGGCGAGTAGTCAAGACCAGCGCCAACGGCAAGAAACGCAGCTACAGCTGCAACCACTGCTTCTCGCAAATCATCATCTGCGGCGAATGCGGCGAAATGTTCCGTAGGCTCCACTGGAACAATCGAGGTGTCAAGTCCATCGTCTGGCGCTGCATCAGCAGACTGGAATCAACCGGACTGGAATGCCACGCCCGAACCATCAATGAGCTGGTCCTTCAGGATGCCGTCGTCAAAGCAATCAACCAGATGCTTGGAGACAAAAGTAGCTATCAGGCACAGCTGCAGCTTAATATAGCCTCGGTTATCCGAGCTTCACAGGCCACTTCCGTTGAAAACATCGATGAGAAGCTGATGGCCTTGCAGCAAGAGCTTATCCAGAAAGCTCAGAGCAAAGAAGTCTACGACGAGATTGCCGATGAGATTTTCAGACTCCGAGAGCTCCGCCAGCAGACAACAGTCGATACTGCTGCAAGGGATGAGCAAATAAAACGAATCAACGACCTGCAGGAT